TCTAAAAATATTAATCTATTAGATAGATAGCCGTTAGTATAGTTTTTAATATAATCGGTAGTCTCGGACATAGTAACGTCTTTAGCTAGAAACATTTCCCGGTTTAAATCTGATGTACTTTCATTTACTCTAGTATTGGAAACTGCAATAGTATATTTTCCTAAGTAATTATCATTTTGAACTGCATTTTTAAATAAACTCTCTAGCGAGCCAAAGTAGAAATTTTTATTAGATTCAAAAAAGATAAAATTTTTCGCAGTATCGTTTTTAGGAAGAGACTTGGTAGCTAGCCAGTTTATACATTTAAATGGAGACCAACCTGGCGATATAAATTTTACTTTGTTAGCAGCTTCAGTAAGTATAATAAGTTTAGTAGGTTCTGGATTTTCCTTAATCTCAGCCCCTTCTTGCGTTACATCAAAATTACGGGAAGCAGCAATATAGTTAGAAAAGATCTCACCGATTACATCTGTTATGTCGCCCTCAAAAGGTGCAAATAATGGTAAGAGTACATCATAAAAAACTTCGGTAGATACAAAATGTAGGGTATAATTTTGTGTATTAGTATCCCGTACAATTTCTCTATCGGTTAATCTAAAAACTCTAAATGTCTTTTGTATAACTTCTTCTTCTGAAAAAGTAGGAGTTCTAAGTTTTACATTTAAAAATTCTTCGCCATGTATATTAAAATTTTCAATTAAGTTTCTACTATCTGTAATTACAATAGTACCATACATATAGTTAGAAAAAATATCTTCGTATATATTAAGCTCAACAAAAAAGTCTGTTAAATCAATTACATGATTATCAGACGTTATTATACTAAGCTGTTCTATGGAAATATCGCCTGCACGTTGCAGGCCTTCATTAACACTCATTTTAAATTTCTAACTTTTGTTTAAAATCTCTAATAACAGAATCTACGTATGGTGATTTTAAAATACGTATTCTTCTTTTAGCTTCATTAACTGCATCTTCGTATGTATAATTTGTAACGGCTGTACCTGATATTGGGGTTGTACTAGTAACATTAGCTGTGATAGAGGCATTAGTACTTAGTTTAATTTGATCCCCGGTAATAAACCCGCCTGTAGATACTTTTATAACTACATTCGAATCACTTATTTTAGAAGTAATAACTGCTGTACCGATATTAGTATTATTAGTAATTACATCCCCGGTACTAAAGCTTGTAAACGATACGTTAGATTGTAGGTAAACATTACCATTAGTATATACCCCATTAGCATCCTCATAATGGTGTACAGCGTTTATATTATTATATTTACCGGTAATAACTCGAATTAAATCGTTAGATGATAGAACCCAATCGAATCTAGGATCAAGTATATCATTATACAATAAAATTATCCAATGAAGTTCAGGATTGGAGTAATACTTCTCAGCAACTATTTCTGGGGTCTCACCATCCTGTACATCATATTCATCATACAAACCTAAAGTATTTTTTAACTCGTCGTTTATTTTAACTCTAGCTGTAATATTAGTAATTAATTTAATATTACTGGTATCGTGCAGCGAGTAATAGGTAATAGGAAAGTTTTCGAAGTACATTAGTACCCGTCCTTTATCATTTTCTTAGTAATGATTTCTAGCTCTCTAAACGTTAAGCTAAGATTAACTTCTGTTGGACTTCCATCTCTAAACGCGGAGAATTGTTCCCCACCAAAATTTACATCTAAGGACTCTAATGCGCAGGGTCTAAATTTATGAAAATATGTATTAGGCCCTGATTCATAATAATACGTAATTTGAAACTCTGAAGGATAGATAAAGAATAACTTACCCTCGGATAATTCTGGGTGCATATGATACTTAAATAAATCTACAATATTTTTCACAGCTTCCGATTCTGCTTTACTCTTAGGAAAGAACTTATACTTAAAAGAAAAAGATCTAAAGTCAACCGATTCAAATACAGTCTCTTTAAAAGGATTTAAGTTTGTACCTGAAGAAGCGCTTAAAGCTGATTGAACATCTGCACCACCGAATGCGCCTGGTAATTTAGATAATGTAGCACCTAAAGCAGCTCCTGCTTCCCCAACAGCACTAAACGCTCCTTGGGTATCAGTCATACCCCCACTGAGAACTCCTAACAGCGAACCAAGCTCTTTATTAGCGTAGTTCATACTGTACTTAACCGTTGGTGCATTATCTAAATGTAATGCAATTGCATCTGTAATTCTATATGTTGTATCTGGTTTTAGTAATGGCGATAAAGCCATTGCAGTAGCTACACCTGCACCAGCTGCAATACCGATTCCTTTAGTTACTACTTGAGATGTAGCACCTGTTTTATTAAATGCTTTTGCTGCAGTATCTGCAAGAGCTGTTACTGCGATACCTGCTGCTACCCCTGCAGCTGCTTCAGTAGCTGTTCTAATACCAGTACTACCGAGTTGATCTCTATTTAAATTAGCTGAGTTTGGATCCCGTTTAACTTCAAACAACCGCTTACTTTTATCTAATTTAGATTTACCTCTAGCGTTAATGTTAAACAATACAAAATGTTTAAGATCGTTCGAACCTAAGTCAGAAGGATAAGTTGTAGTTTTAACATTATACTTACCGGGATTTAACTTACTAGTTGCAGGATTAGAGTACTGTTGTTGTACTTTATCTCTATAATCGGTATAGGTTGCCATATGGTTTCCATAAATATTTCATTATTGACGTATTATTTATCCCGATATGTACAAAGCAACTTACAAAGGCCGTTATAGAGTTATTAATTCATCTAAGTATAAAGGTGATATTAATACTGTAATGGCTAGATCCTCCTGGGAATTAAGATTTATGAAATGGTGTGATAACAATTCTTCAGTATTAGAATGGGGGTCTGAGACTATGATTATACCGTATAAGTCTCCTGTTGACAACAGAATACATAGATACTTTGTAGATTTCTACATTAAGGTTAAGGATAAAAATAATGCTGTTACTAAGTATTTAATTGAAATTAAACCCGAAAAATTTACTAAGCCTCCTGCAGTACCTAAAAGACAAACTAAACGGTTTATAGATGAGGTATTTCAATATGGAACTAATCAGGCTAAATGGAAAGCTGCTGATGAGTTTTGTATAGATAACGGTATGAAATTCCTAGTTTTAACAGAAAAAGATCTTGGTATCTAATAGATAAATATAATTATGGCAACTAAAAATCCCTTCCTTGATATAAGAGCTAAAGCTGGAGATACAACTAGATCTCTTAATTGGTATCAAACCCAGGTTAAGGCTTTAAAGAATGTAAAGCCTAGTAATCTAATGAGCAATACCCCTGAGCTTAGCACAAGGATTTTACCTGGTACGATGGTAATGTTTTTATATGATGCTAAGTTTAAAGATACTTTGCCTTACTGGGATATGTTTCCGTTAGTATTACCATTTAGAAAAGTACCTGATGGATTTTATGGTTTAAATCTTCATTATCTACCATACATGGCTAGATTTAAATTACTTGGTTATTTACATGATCTTGCTACTGATGATAAGAATAATGAAGAGACCCGGTTACTTCTTAATTGGAGAGTATTAAATAGCTCTTCTAAGTATGACCCAATGAAGGCTTGTGTTAAACATTATTTGTATAGTAATTTAAAATCTAAGTTTTTACAGATTAAATACCCTGATTGGATTACTGCATCCCAGTTACCAGTTGAGAGATTTGTAGGAGCTAATAAGACCGAAATCTGGAAAGACTCTCAGGAAAAATATTAATGGCAACAGCCAATTTTAACTTAAGTAAATTTATTAGTGCAGCAAGAACGGATAGTTTTGCTAGAACTAATCGCTTTGAAGTACTTATTCTACCTCCTAGAATTTTAGGAGGGCTTCCCGGTAAGAACGGAGAGGCAATTAGTTTATATTGCGAACAGACTAATTTTCCAATGCTCAATATAAGCACTAAAGCTTATAAGATATTTGGACCTACATATCAAAGACCAGTTACATCTGAATATGGTGGCGACGGAATATCGTTCGTATTTCATGTTGATAGAGATATGTTAGTTCGTAAGTTCTTTGAAGACTGGATGCATTTAGTAGTTGATCCTAATACCTTTACTGTAGGATATCAGGCAGATTATATTACAAGTATCTTTATTCGTCAATTAGATGATCAGAATAATGTTACTCACGAAGTAGAACTACTAGAAGCTTTTCCCCGTAATATGAATATTATGGAATTAAATAATGCATCTAGTAATCAGACTCACAGATTAAATATGCTGTTTGCTTATCGTTACTGGAAGTCTTCAGATAGAAAAGTAGCTGCACAACCAGTATTAAGAGAAATTAAAACACCAGAGATACCAAGATCGGTTGCTGAAACTAGACCAAAAAATGTAAGTATTACAGGTCAGTATAACCCAGGGACAACTAATGAAGATATGTCCTTTGGAGTAGGACAATTGAGCGGTTAAGATTTATCATAGGAGAATATAATGGCATTACCAAAACTTAATACCCCAACATACGAATTAAAATTACCATCTAGCGGGGAGAAGATACGCTTTAGACCTTTTCTAGTTAAAGAGCATAAAGTTCTTTTAACTATGTCGGAAGCAGAAGATAATGAAGTATCTAGAATTATTCGCGAACTTGTAGATGTATGTACTTTTAATGCATTGAAGATTAAAGATCTACCGCACTTTGATATTGAATACATTTTTATGAATTTAAGAGCTAAGTCTATTGGTGAGATTGTAGATGTAGTTGTTAATTGTGAGTGTGGTACTAAAATTGAAACTAATTTTAATATTGAAGATCTTAAGGTTGAAGTAGCAGACGGTCATAGTAATAAAATTATGATCAATAATGAAGTTGGTATAGAGATGAAGTACCCTAATATTGATGAAGTAGTTGGGGTATTTGCATCTGAAGATAGTCAAAAAATAATTGATTTAATTATTAATTGTGTAAAAGCTATATACGATCAAAGTGAATACTGGGATGCTAAA